AGCGCCTAGCCAAAGAGTAAACATATCGGTATGAGTGACGCAGGCGAAAAAGCATTGAACGAAGTCAACGCCCATGAGCGAGAGTGTGCCCTGCGTTACCAGCGTATCGAAGAACGTCTTGCAGAAGGCAGCGCCAAGTTCAAACACCTAGAACACCTTATCTACGGATTGTATGCGCTGATTGCAGCGGCTGCGTTGCCTCAGTTCTTTATGGGGTAAATCATGATTATCGAGTCTGTTGCAGCCGCCGGGATGCTCCTTCAGCAGATCAATTCGGTGATCCAAAATGTCAATGAAGGCAAAGCCAACGTGCAACAAGCGATGGCTCTTGTGTCTGATTTTGGAGAAGCTCTTAACAACTTCGAGGTACAACGTAAAAGCTCGACGTTTAATGCGCTCTCAAAGAATGACATCCTCAAGCTACAAATGCTTCGTAGGAACCAGGAAAGATATCAAAAAGATCTGAGGGATTTGCTCCTGGTTGCAGACCCCAAACTGCTAGAGGACTACGACCAAGCAATTAGGCAGCAGGAACAAGACAGGAGGACACACGCGAGGCTAATGGCAAAACGTAAGCGCGAAAAGCAAATCCTCATTCAACAACTGCTTGTTGGCGGCACGACTCTTATCATTGGAGGCGGCATTGCAGTCCTGATCATTGTCTTGATTCTAAAAGCCTACGGATGATTATGGCGTTTCTGCTTGTCATGGTAGTCGAGGGCGAGCAAGTCGCAGGTAGATTTCACTTCCGCAACATTCACAGGTGCAATCAGTTTGCTTTTTGGCTCGAACAAGGGTCTATCAAGCCCATAGAGGGCAGGCGTCTGAACAACCAAGAAAATATTACAGCCTACTGCATCCCTGTTAAGGTGCCGCAAAACACACAATTTTATGACTGAGATGGCAGCGAAGAAATTAGAACCAGGATCAGACTATGATCAGTACGACACCGATGGTGACGGCGTTGTCACTGATGATGAGCTAGAGACTAGCAAAGAGCTACAAGAGCTAAAAATCAGCAATGAAAGGGCGCAGGCTCAGCGCAGTATGAGTTGGTTTGCTCTCTGGGGAATGCTCTTGTATCCATCGTTAGTGGTGGTAAGCAGTTGGGCTGGTCTAGTTCAGGCTGCAAGTATTCTAGGTGATATGGCTTCAGTCTACTTTGTGTCGGTCGCAGGTATATTGGCAGCGTTCTTTGGAGCGCAAGCATGGTCAAACAGAGGGAGCGGTAGATGAGTTTAGTCGGACAGCTAATCGGCCCAGTCACAGGCTTGTTGGATAAGTTCATTCCTGACGCTGACACTAAGAATAAGTTGGCTCACGAAATCGCCACCATGTCCGAAAAGCATGGTCAGCAGATCGCGCTAGAGCAGATTGAGGTTTTGAAGCTTGATGCTAAAGGCAACTGGTTCCAGTCGAGTTGGCGTCCTCTAGCCGGTTACACCTGTGTGCTGGGGCTTATGGTTAACTTTCTAGTTGCTCCGATTGCAGCGGGGTTTGGCGTTGTTATCCCTCAAGCGGATGCTGGTGTGATGATGCCTTTACTTCTTGGCATGTTGGGTCTCGGCGGTGCCAGATCCTACGAAAGAGTCAAAGGTGTTGGTAAGTAATGAGTAAGCTAGTTGAAATGATTAAGCGCCATGAGGGCGTGAAGTCAAAGGTTTACCTGTGCTCTGCTGGCTACGAAACGATAGGCGTGGGCAGAAATATCTCAGAATCTGGACTAGGGCTTTCTGATGACGAGATAGATTATCTTCTCGAAAACGATATCAAGCGAGTACAAGAAGAGCTACAAGACACTTACTTTTGGTTCGGCGGACTGAACGAGGCTAGGCGCGATGCGATGGTCGATATTTGTTTTAATCTTGGTCTTACCAAACTGCGTGGGTTTGTTAACGCTTTAACTGCCATGAGCAGGGAGCAGTTTGATGTTGCAGCGGATGAGTTTATGGATAGTAAATGGGCGAAGCAAGTTGGCACAAGAGCTATCCGTGTTACTGAAATGATTAGATCTGGAGAATACATATAATGGCAAAAAGCACTCCGGGCCTTAGCGCATCTAAAGGTTCTGCTCAGACTATTCCAAACAGAGGATTTGGCTCTTCAGCTATATTCAGGCCGCAGCCTAGACCTCCATTCGGGCAGTTTTACGGATCGGGTGCTACAAACTTTTATCGTCGTCCAAGCTACAGTTACGGAGTTCCCACAGGGTTAGGTGCTTTGCTCTCAGGGCAGCAATCTCCTTTCGGTAGGATGGTTGATCCGGCAACAGGATTCCCTCAAAGAACATTCCCCAGACCAGTTATGGGGCGTCCAGATTTTGGAAGAATCGGTCGAGGAAAAATCGGCATGGGAGGGGCGAGGACTGTTAGGCCGTCAGAGCAAGAGCCAGTAATCAATAGGCAACCACAGCCCGCGCAAATTGAGACACCTGTCCCTGTCCAAGATTTTACAGGAGCGCCTCCTCCGATGATGGACGCGAGCCAATACCTCAGAACAGACCAGCCGATGATGCGATCTCAAGGCCCAGAAAGCCTAAGAAACCGAGTAGACTCTGGTCTAAGGTTTGGAGAGCCAGCATCTAGCAGAAATGCTGATGGCAGCTTGCGAGTTTCGCAACCCATAATGCGAAGGCCGGAGTTAATCCCTGCTAGGCCAGCGCGTCCTGTCTCGCAAACACCTGAAGAAGCAATGAGACAGAGAATACTCGCAGGAAACAGAAGGGGCACAGGATTAGACTCACCACCGGTTGTTACCGCACCTAGACAAGTCGAGCTGATGCCAGCGTTAGCGCCACCTCCACCCACCCCACCTCGATTAACAGCACAAGAAAGGACAGGGTTTAGCGGTGCTATGGAGCAAGCTGGTGTGAGGCCAAACATAAGGCCAGGAAACAGAGGGGGCACGAGCTTAGACTTACCACCTGCTGCTAATCCACTGCGAGCAGTAGAACTTATGCCAGCGTTAGCGCCACTTCCACCCACTCCACGTCCACTGCAACGAAGGGCAGATGTGAGGCCAAACATTAGACCAACAATGAACGTCGGTAAGGCGACGGGCGGCCCTGTAGGTATACATTCAGGTATCGCATCACTGGTGGGTAGACGCTAAATGACGCTGGCGAAGGTACAGTTCGCCCCTGGCGTTAACAAAGAGGGAACCGAATACACAGCAGACGCTGGCTGGTTCGACTCTGACAAGATTCGATTCCGCAAAGGCCGAGTAGAAAAAATCGGTGGCTGGACAAAGTACAGTGACGCTAGTTTTCTGGGCGTGTGCCGATCACTGCATAACTGGTCATCACTAGAATCTATCAACTACATTGGGATTGGCACCAACCTAAAGTTCTATGTTGCAGAGGGTTCTGGGTATAACGATGTCACACCGATCAGGCTGACATCAGGTGCTGGCGATGCCACCTTTGCCGCAACCAACGGGTCATCCACTATCACTGTGACTGAGAATGCACACGGCGCAGTGGTCAACGATTTTGTGACGTTCAGTGATGCGGCAACACTCGGAGGCAACATCACCGCGACTGTTCTTAATCAGGAATATCAGATCGTGTCTGTGCCCACGACAAACACATTTACCATTGAGGCCAAGGACACAAGTGGTGCTGCTGTCACGGCTAACTCAAGTGACACAGGTAATGGTGGTAGTTCGACGGTTGCGACCTATCAGATCAACACAGGTCTGAACACATTCGTTCAGGGCACAGGTTGGGGTGCAGGCACATGGGGTTCTGGCACTTGGGGTAGTTCCAGCAGTGTTGCTGCTGCCGGTCAGCTACGACTATTCAGTCAAGACAACTTTGGCGAGGATCTCATCTTCAACGTCCGTGGTGGCGGCATATACTATTGGGATGAATCATCTGGTACAGGTGCGAGAGCCATCAACGCCACGGCATTGGCGGGTGCTTCTAATGTGCCGACTGTGGCATTGCAGGTTCTAGTATCTGATATTGATCAGCACGTCATTGCGTTTGGTGTGAATCCGATAGGCTCATCAAACATAGACCCGCTGCTTGTAAGATTCTCTGATCAAGAGAATGCGGCTGACTGGACACCTACAGCCACTAATACAGCCGGTGGTGTACGAATCAACTCAGGTTCCCAGATCGTTGGTGCGGTGCAAACACGACAAGAGATACTGATCTTTACCGACGTGAGCCTACATTCTATGCGCTTTACGGGTGCGCCTTTTACATTTCAGTTTGCAACGCTTAGCACCGATGTATCTATGATCTCGCCTAACGCAGCGGTCAACGCCAGAGGTGCGGTGTACTTCATGGACTCTGGTGGGTTCTATGTCTACAACGGTTCAGTGCAACCACTGCCATGCAGCGTCAAAGAGCATGTGTTCTCTAACCTGAACAAGGGCCAGGCGTTCAAGGTGTTTGCCGCTGAGAACAACGACTTTTCAGAGGTGATCTGGTTTTACCCTGTAGGCACCGACAACACAGAGATTACGAACTATGTGTCATATAACTATGCAGAAAATCTGTGGGCTGTTGGCACACTAGATCGAGGTGCTTGGATCGGATACTCACAAAACTCCAATCCGATAGCGTCATCTGTGAACACGGGTGTGACGGACGCAAACTTTTTGTACAACCATGAAACAGGGTTCGATGACGATGGGTCAGCGATGACTGCGTTTGTGGAGTCAGGAGATTTGGAGATCGGGGAGGGCGATAGGTTTATGATGATAAGCCGTATTGTTCCTGACTTTAAGTTTAGCGGACTGACCTCGGATGCGTCTGTGGACTTTACGATCAAAGGCAGCAACTTCCCGCTAGAGACGCCGACAACACAGGCCACAGCAACAGTTACATCGAGCACCACACAGTCCAACATCAGGACTCGCGCACGACACGCAGTGGTGCGTATTGAGAGTTCTGGTCTTGGTTACGGCTGGCGTCTGGGTGATTTGCGATTCGACATGCGACAGGACGGTAGGCGCTAATGGCAACACGACAGAATCCATTGCCAGTGCCTGCACCAGAGTACGACGTTAGTAACGAAGCGATCACTCGACGCACGTTGGAGCAGGCGTTAGATCAGATAGAAAACGATGTAGAACTAGCTAAGACTCAGGGCGATAAGCCAGGGTCTCTTGCTATGCGTCGGTTTCAGTTCTTGTTGATGGGTGCATCGTGACGGATGTCATCAAGGTATTAGGTCAAGTAGCGCCAAGCGCCACAACCACGACCACGCTATATACAGTTCCAGATCTCACACAAACAACCGTCAGTTCGTTAGTAGCTGTTAACAGGGGCGGTTCTTCTGGCACCTTTCGGGTCAGCATCCACGTTGGTGGGGCTACTGCCGACAACAAGCAGTTTATTTTTTACGATGAAGACTTAGCGGCTACCACCACTAGAACGGTAGTCATCGGTATATGCCTAAGCCAGACAGATGTGGTGAAGGTGTACGCTAGTTCAGGAGACTTCTCATTCAATCTCTTCGGAGTGGAGACGAGCTAATGATGTATCAAAACCCAATGCCACAACCGCCCATGCAAGCCATGGCTGATCAGATGGCCCAGCAAGGCCGTTTTGGCGACAGCATGATGGTACACATGAACCCGATAGAAGTGGCTGGTATTGCCTCTCTGTCGCCCACAGGGCAGCTTACAACTAACCCCATGACGGGACAGCCTGAAGCGTTCTTGCCCTTCCTAGCTCCACTGCTGGGAAGCCTTGCAGGATCAACGCTGCTGACAGGCTCTACTCTAGGAGGCATCTTGGGCACAGGATTAAGCTCAGCGGCGGCAGGTGCTATCGGATCAGGTTTAGCAACAACGGCAGTGACCGGCGATATTAAAGAGGGCTTAGTCTCTGGGCTTACAGGTTTCGGTATTGGTAAAGCTTTGGGAAGTGCGGCTAAAGCTTTAGACCCTGGAGTAGAGGCTGCTCAAGCTGCCGTAACTGAAGGCACAGCAGCCGCAAAATCACTAGGCGATGCGGTAACAAAGCAAAAGACTTTGTTAGCTGGCTTGGGTGAAAGCGCCCCAGCCGCTGAAGTAGAAAAACTAGCGTCACTTGAAAGTGGTTTAGCTGATGTAACCGGCAGAACAATGCAAGGGCCGTTGTTGTCCGGAGAATCTTTTAGGCCAAAAGTTGGTGGTTCGTTAATTGGTGCGAAAGAAAATTTAGCAGCGGCTAGGGCTTCAGCAGAACAGGGTTTAGGCCAAGCATTTTTAGATCAACCCGGTAAATTTGCTATGGAGGCAGGCAGAAACCTATTGTCTCCAGGAGTTGCAGCGCCTATCGCTATAGGCGAAGGCCAACGTGCTGCTATGGCTGCTCAAGAAGAACGTGATCGTATGTTCGGCAGACAGGCTGCTGATAGAGAAGAAGATCTAAGACGGTCAAGAGACATACTGACCACTGCAACGGGACAGGTGGCATCTGACTATGGCTTGAACTACGGAATGCAAAGTGGAGGCATCACATCCGTTGACCCCTCTGACTTCCAGCGCCGATACAACGAATTGCAGATGATGGGCAGAGAGCCTATGCAGATGAGATATGGTGGCGACATAAGAGACATCGATGTTAATCGTGCTCTACGACCAACACAGATTGTTGCAAGACAAGCTAGTCTGCGCGGCCCAGTGAAAACTCCTGATGAGTTGCCCATGAATTATAGGCCGGGCTTTGATCCAGAAATTAGTTACTTCAGAAGTCCTTTCATGACATCAGATCAGACAGGTGTGCCAACACCAGGAACCCCGGCTCCGGGCACCACACCACAAATCGATCCCGCGTTAATGCAAGGGATAGGTGGCATTGGTAAAGCTGGTGGTACGGGGATGGCTCGTTCAGTTCCGGCAGAGGTCAGAAGGGCACAAAAAGTTCTTGAGGGTCGCGCTCCCAAAAGGGGAATAAGCAGGAGGAGACGTGAGGCACAGAAGATAGTTGATGCATATGAGGCTGGCGAGTTTGAAGGTGATCAGGATTACTTCGATGACATCATAGATGCTACATACGGTTCTCAATACGCCACAAGAATGCAAGAGGGTGGAGAAACCGAAATGACGCAGCAGGCAGCTATGCGTCTAATAGAACAGGTTTCTATGGCGCTGCTTGGCAGATTGTCTGAAGAAGAATCAGAGGCCGTAATCAACCGATTCATAGATGAGTTCGGATCGGAAGCTTTCCAAATGCTGCGATCACAGGTTCTCGAATCCGTTGTCCCTAACTCACAAAAAGAGGGCGTAATAACGGGTCAAGGCGGTGGCATGGATGATCAAGTGCAGGGGATGATTGGAGACTCTCAGCCCGTAGCTGTTTCTCCAGGTGAGTTTATCGTGCCTGCTGATGTTGTGTCCGGCATCGGAGACGGTGACACCAATGCTGGTGTGCAAGAGCTTGAGGGTATGATGGATCGGGTGCGGCAAGAGCGCACAGGCACCACTAAACAACCCGCACCTCTCGGTGCTATGGCGGGAGGAGCTTTGCCTGCATGAACAGCCTCTTAGAGTTTGATGAAAGCAAGATCAAAGATCTATCCAGAGAGCCAAAGGTTTGCCGCAAGGATGCGCCTAGAGAGATCACACACACGATAACGATGGTGCCCCCCAACTATCTAAACAGTTTGTGGCCTGATGTCAGAGAGCAGCTTGCTAGAGCGATTAAGCGTTCACACGGCAGGTGGAATATGGAGTTCTTGTACGCATCAATACTCAACGGTAATCAACAGCTTTGGCTTGCGTTCGATGCCGAGAACAACATAGATGGTGTAGGCACCACAGAGATATTGCAGTATCCAGAGAAGCGCATGATCGCGGTTCAGTTTTTAGGTGGTGATCGTTTTAACGATTGGGTCTGGGATATGTTAGAGAAGTTTAAGGATTTCGGTAGAGACAACGACTGCACAGGCATAGAGGCCACTGCCCGTATGGGATTTTGGAAGTGGCTGGAGCAAGATGACTTCAGCAGATCGTATGTCGTATACGAGAGGAGTTTGTAAATGGGTAAGAGTAGTGGCGGCGGCGGCGTACAAGAGAGCGTCGTAACACAAACAAATCTACCAGAATACGCTCAACCATTTTATGAAGAGCTTCTGGGTAGAACGGTATATGAATCGACACGACCTTACGAAACCTTTCCAGGTCAGCGCCTAGCAGAGTTCTCGCCATTCGAGCAGGCGGGTATGCAGGGCATGGCTGAGATAGCACAAGCTGGCACACCACAACAGATCAGGTCTGCATCAGATATAGCCACAGGTGTGGGATTCCAAGGCGTTGGTGCTGGGATGGACATTGCTAGAGGATTCAGACCTCCCATGCAGTTTTCTGAGTACCAAGCGGGAGACATCGGCACTGGCTACGACGCTGGATTTTTGGGGCAGGGATTCCAAGCAGGACAGCGTGATGTTGGCTATGAGGCGGGTGCCTTTGACCCAATGTATCAAGCCCGTGAGCGCCAGTCTGGGTTTGATGTTGGCCCCCTAGAATCAGGATACGAAGCTGGTCGTTTTGATCCTCTGTATCAAGCGAGAGATATCCAGTCTCAATACACAGGGCAAGTGGATTTAGGGCCGGGGTTTCAAGCAGGCACTATCGCTGATCCTGCAACGCTAGAGTCTTACATGAATCCTTACCAGCAGTTGGTAACGGATATCGAAAAGCGTGAGGCGCAACGTCAGTCTGACATACAGGCCGCTGAGATATCACAAACAGCCGCACAAGCTGGCGGGTTGGGCGGGTATCGAGAGGCGATCATGCAGGCAGAGCGTGAGCGTAATCTAGGTCAACAGTTGGCTGATATACAAACTCGCGGTAGTCAGGCTGCATTTGAGCAAGCACAACAAGCATTTGAGGCTGATCGGGCCGCTAGATTGCAAGAAGCGCAATTTGGTTTGACCGCATCAGAGCAACGAGAAAGAGCGGCACAACAGGCAGAGCAGTTCAGGCAGCAAGCGTTCCAGACTGGTGAGCAAGCTAGGCAGAGGGCGGCTGAAATGGGTATGACAGCCCAGCAGCAGGAAGACGCAGCACGACAAGCGCAGGAACAATTCAGACAAGCTGCATTTGGTCAGACTGCCGACGTTGCAGCCCAGAGAGAGCAGTTCCAACAACAAGCTTTCCAAGCAGGCGAGCAGGCACGTCAACGTGCAGCCGAGATGGGCATGACTGCTCAGCAGCAAGAGGATGCTGCCAGACAAGCGCAAGAGCGATTCCAACAAGATGCCTTTGCTCAGAATCAACAGTTGCGTTTGGCGCAACAGCAAGAGGATCGTGCTGTATTCCAAGCCAGAGAAGCAGCAAGACAAGAAGCTGCACGTCTTGGACTGAGCGCACAAGAGCTACAAGAGCGCGTCAACCAAGCAGAAAACGAAGCGCGTATGCGAGCACGTCAAGAGCAGGCGCAGCTTGAAGAGACCAGAGCAAGGCTGGGTCTTGCGGGTCTGGAGGCAGATCGCGCTACCAGAGGGCAGCAACTTGATGCAGCTAGATTGCTGGGACAGCTTGGCACCGACGAGCAGCGCATGGCGTTTGATCGCCTGCGTAACTTACAGGCAGCGGGACAGATACAGCGGGAGCTACAGCAACGTGGACTTGATCTTGGATATCAAGACTTCTTGCGTCAGCAAGCGTTTCCAAGAGAGCAGCTTGCTTTCTTCAGTCAGTTATTACAAGGACTGCCCGTTACACCAGGAACAACCACTGCCACGTTCGGTGGGCCAAGCGAAACCCAACAGCTACTGGGTGCAGGCATCGGCGGCGTAGGTCTGTATAACGCATTGCGAGGCGGCTAATGAACATCTTAGAAATCGAAGACATGATCAAAGGCTTGCCTGATCAAGCCTTACAGCGAGAGGCGCAGATGCCATCAGGTCGAGTGCCTCAGTTCTTAGTTGTATCTGAGATACAGCGACGTGGTGATATGCGTAAGCGATTCTCTGAGAGACAGCCACAGGGCACAGTTAAGGATCAGGTAATACAGGAAGGCATTGCTGCGATGGCACCACCAGAGCCACAGATGCAGGCAGCAATGATGGGTATGCAGCGACCCATGTCTCAAGCCATGCAGCAGCCGATGCCCCAAGATATGCAGCAGCCCATGCCTATGGATCAGCCACCGATGGGGATGTTTGAAGGTGGTGTTGTCCAGATGGCGAACGGTATGCAAGTGCCTGGTCTTCAGGATCAATTTAGGCAGGCTAAAAATTTAGGCTTGGGCTATCAGGAGGCAATAGATTTAGCCTCAAGATTTGGGCTGTCTGACTTCATCAACACTCTTTATTCTGATGATTCTGAAATGGCTAACATTCAGGCAAATGTTGGCACTCCTGTGTATCAGCCTGCATCGATGGCTCCTAGAGACATCCCGTTCGGTAGGGAGTTTGAAGAGGACTCTATGCTTGATCGAGCGACTAGCTTTATCAATCAAGCGTTAGCTCCTCCACCAGCTACAGGTGGTAGAAGCGTTGGCAATTTGTTTGGATCTGATATGCCAGCGCCAACTAATGTCAGCGGGACTGCGCCATCAGGTATGGCTAGTGATTCTCTCCCCATGCAAGGAGATGTGATCAAGATGCCTACTGCTCCAGAGCAGTTGACTGACAGGCAAGCTTCTATGCAGCAAATGATTGAAAGGATTCAAAAGCGTCAGGCAGATGCACCGATAATTCCAGATTTCCTGACGCAAGACACTAAACCGATGCTACAGGCAAGAGAAAGATATTCTGATAGCCCAATTCAACAGATGATAACTCAGGCTAATCAACCACAGCAGACGCCCTTCTCTCCAGAAAATTATGAACGGATGATTGCTTCGTTAGAAGGCACTGGTTTAGATAGTGCTTTGGCTTCTCCGTTACCAACGCAAACGATTGATATCGTTAAACTCGCTGAGCAATCATTAAGACAACAAGGTTTACCAGGCCCACAAGCGCAAGATGGCAGTAGATTGGATGAGGATGACGCAGTGCAAGAGACACAAGAGCTTGCAGGTGCAGCGGATTCCACTGCCAGCTTGTCAGGGACACCAGAGCAAGTAGTGCCTGGAGCGAACACCGCTGGCTCTAAGGATACACCTACACCAGATGCAGGGGGTGGAGCTAAACAAGGCACAGGTGCTAGTGCAGAGGGTCAGGGATTGAGATCCGTAACAGAAACGCTTACGGATGATTTCCTAGAATCAATGGTGGGCGATGAATCAATAGCCGGTAAGGTTCAAGCAAAAGCCTCTTCGTTAGCCAATGCTATTAGGAACCGAGAAAGACCAACTCTCGACTACAGCACTTTGATTGCAGAGTATGAAGCTCAAATGCAACCAGAGATAGATGCTCTGAAAAAGGAGCGTGGCAGTCAGGCGCTGATTGCTCTAGGTGCTGGCATAGCTAAAGGTGACTTGAGTGCTGGTTTGAGTGGTGCGGCTAAAGCTGCTGCTGCAAGCAATGCTGAGCGCAGGGCTTTGAAGGCAAAACAGCAAGCAGCACAGATGGGTCTCAAGAAATCTCAGATGGACGCTGCTTATCAAAATGCTCTTGAGCAAAGTGGTGATGAAATCAAGGCCATAGCTGCTGAAGTGGAGGCTTTGAAAGGCTACGGCATTGCTGTTCGTCAAGCAGAATCCATGGCCTTCAGCAAAGCTGCTGAAGCAGAAAAAGTCATCGCCAAGATGGCAGCAGATAGAGATCTGCAAGCAGCGAGAGCGGCACAAGATTCTGAAAGAGAGCAAGGTCTGCTGAGAAGAGCAGCAATTGATGCAGCTAAGGAGTTCATCAGGTCATTAGACGATGTAACAGTAGCTCGTTTAGGAGAGAAAGGAATTAGAGACGAGTTTAATAGAGCGATAGTAGAATACGCTGGCGCTTTGGGAGCTAACTTACAGAGCGATCTGACAGCTTCCAGACAATCTAAAGAATCGACAGG